AAGGAAACCCGCCCGCAGGAGACAATCTCTCCCCTATGATCCGAATTGGTCCGCCTAATGCCTGATACTTCCGAAAGGCTTCCAACCATTGAGGATAATTGCCGGATCGCTTTAGCTAACAATGGGCACTATTTGAAACCGGCCGATAACGGTGCGATCGCAGCTCTTTTGCGTGTAGCTCGTTTATGCGACTCGTTACTTGATGCCGGTGAGACTAAAGACTTGGCCCCGTTACTCTCTCGACTCCACTCAATCATGGAATCTTTACACATGACTCCGAAATCTAGATCCGACCAACCAGCGACCGCCGTAAGGGAAACCGATGTCAACTCACTCTCCGAAGCCTACTTACGGATTGTCAAAACCCCGGGTGGAGACGTTGCCCCTAAGCGGGCCAAGCCTCGGACCCCTAGCAAGTCAGCTAATGGAGATGGCAAACGAGCCACTACTTGATTGGCAAAAGTACGTTTTAGATCAGGGGTTGATGGTCAACGAGTCAGGCAACTTTCGGCGTAAGACTTGCAACCTAATCATCGCTAGACAAAACGGAAAAACATTTACGGTCCGAGCTTTACTCCTGGCTTCGATGTACGTCTTTAATACAAAGCGCATCGGGATTATGGCTCAAGACCGTAAACAAAGCCTTGAAACTATGGGCAACATTGTCGACGTCATTAACTCCCAACCTTGGCTCCGAGATCGGCTCAAAAGGGAAAACCGATCGCATGGCGAGGAGCGTTTGGAAATTTGGTGCGAGCATCACCCCAACCCCTGCCCGCCCGGATGTAATACGGTTCGCCGCCTCGACATTATTTCAGCTACTCCAAGAGCCGCCCGAGGTAAGACTTTGGACCTGCTCTACATCGATGAGCTTAGAGAGATCAGCCCGGCAACTTGGGCCGCCGCCGAGCCAACTCTAAGAGCTCGAAAAAACTCGCAGCTTTGGACAAGCTCGAACGCGGGAGACGATACCTCGGTAGTACTAAACACTCTCCGGGACTCGGCCATGTCTGCCAACTCTGAGCGTTTTGGCTACTGGGAATGGTCGGCGCATCCAGACCTAAAAATTTCGGACCGTAAAGGTTGGCGTCAAGCTAACCCATCACTAGGGCATTTAATCAACGAGCAGGATCTAGAGGATTCCTTTAACCGTAACTCCGCCGATGTATTTGAGACGGAAAGTTTGTGCAGATGGCGGGCAGCTCTGGACAGTCCGTTCAATATCGAGGCGTTTGACTTAGGGCTAGATCTAAAATTGACAATGGATCCGACCTTACCGACTTGGATGGGCCTAGACCTTACGTTTAACCGTACCGAGGCTTATTTGGTGTCAGCTCAAGAGCATCCAGACGGTTTGCGGATATTCCTGCATCGTTGGATAAAAGATAACGCAATCGGCGAACGAGAGTTAGCTTCGGAAATTGCCGTTTTGGCGAGACAATACAAAGCTCGACAAATTGCCTATGATCCAGCGACGGCGGGATTTGTTGCGCCGCATCTACAAAAAGCCGGGATCCGTATGCAGGAAAACGGTTGGGGTTCGGCTTACTTCGCGACACTTTGCGACGTTACGGCCTCGGCCATGAACTCCGAACGCTTGAAGCATCCGGGACAATCAGAGCTTCGCGACCATCTTGTAGCTTGTGCCAGACGTCCGGCATCCGATGGGGGTTGGCGTATCGCCCGACGAGCTAGTCAAAGTCCTATCTCTGCCGCCGTAGCTCTAGTCTTAGCAGTTGGACACGCCGAGGTCCCGCGTACACAAATCGTCACCCATGTAGGTTAAACTCAAAACTTCGTGACCCCGTCGAGTCTTGGCTTGGCGGGGTCGCAGCATTTTGTAACGACTCGCAACACATCGTCCCATTATTTGCGCTTTAGAGATTTACTTGTTGCAATAAGGTTGTGGGATTTTTTAACGCAACACGTTTAATCAACCCGGAACCTGCGGCGCGTGAGCTACAAGTGACCTCGTCGTCAGGTTTCACCCGTGAGTTGGAAAACTTATTTTCATTCCCGGGCCAACTGCCTAATCTGCGTTATGTAACACGCGAACAAGCTATGACCGTCCCGGCTATCGCTCGATCCCGTAACATCTTGGCCGGTTCAATCGGTACTATTCCGATGGAGTCTTACAACAAGCTCACCGGCGCACACATTAACAATCGGACCTTAATCGTCCAGCCTGATCCAGCTTTACCGCGTGTTAATACGATCACTTGGCTAGTCGACGATTTAATCTTTTACGGTCGCGGATACCTACAAGTCTTAGACGTATCTCCTGAGGATGGTCGCCCATTCCGAGCTCGTCGAATTGATCCCCGTCGCGTTCAAGCCACTATCGACTCATCTGGCACACTTATCACCGGTTACCAGGTGGATTCCAAAAACGTCCCGTCCTCGGGCTTAAATTCGTTAATAGTTTTCAATGCGATCGATGAGGGCGTGTTAGCTCGGGGCGGGATGACTATCTCCAGCGCGATTGCACTAGAGCAGGCAGCCTATAACATGGCGTCCGAGCCAGTACCTCAAATGGTTTTGCTTAATGAGGGCATGAACCTACCGTCCGATCAAGTCTCGGCAGTAATGGACACGTTCCGCCGAGCTCGTCGCGAACGCTCAACCGCTTACATTGAGGGACCGATCAAGCTCGAAGTCGTAGGCATGGACTCGGCCCAAATGCAGCTCGTGGAAGCTCGCCAACATCTATCCAGCGAAATCGCTCGCTTAATGGGTATCCCGGCTTGGTATCTAAACGCCGAAAACGCCTCGGCGACATACTCAAACGTCAACTCGGAACGTCGGGCGTTAGTAGATTTTGGTTTGCGTAATTACCTAACCATCATTGAGGATCGTCTCTCGATGGATGATGTAACTCCCCGAAATCAGATCGTGCGCTTCGATCTAGATGACTTCCTTAGAGGCAACGCCGCCGAACGTGTAGAGATGTCTATTAAGCTCTACGACTCCGGCATCATCACACGCGACGAGGCCCGAGAGTTTATTGACATCTCGCCAGCCGGATCAGAGCCAGCAAACGACAACGGCATCACGCCGCCGTCCCAAACGGAAGTAACCCCGATAGCATGAGATTAGATTTTAGCACCTCAATCACAGCCGCAGATCGTAAAAAACGCACTATCTACGGGCAAATTGTACCGTTCGGACAATCAGGTTCGACAAGTTTAGGTCCGGTCATCTTTGAAGCTGGATCGCTACACATTGGCGAAAACGTCAAGGTCCTTTTAGAGCATGACGGACGCCGTCCAGTTGGAAAACTTGTATCTCATTCCGCTAATCCGTCGGGCATCATGGGCGAAATGAAAATAAGCGAAACAACCGCCGGATCCGATGTCCTAGTGGAAGCCGCCGACGGTTTGCGCGATGGGATTTCCGTAGGTGCAAACATAATCGAGCACACAGTCAAGGATGGAACCATAATCGTCCAGTCTGCCGAGCTCGTTGAAGTCTCTTTAGTCACAAATCCGGCATTTGCCGAGGCTAGAGTAACCCAAGTCGCGGCATCCGCCGACGATGAAACCGAAACGATCGAGGAGATCGAAATGACTGAACAACCAATCGAGGTAATCGAGGAAGTTGCCGAAGTTGAGGCATCAAAGATCGAAGCCTCGACATTCGGTTCCCCAATCTTTACCCAACCGCGCGAACTGCCACAGCTAACAGCCGGCCAGTACGCTCACAAAATGCTTGCAGCGCAGCGCGGAAACCGCGACGCGATTGATTTCGTAACTGCCGCAGGTGAAGCAACAACAACAAACAACTCCGGACTTATTCCGGTCCCATTCATGCGGGAAGTTATCGGCGTTATCGATAGCTCTCGTCCATTCGTTGACTCAATCGATCGTCGTCCACTTCCGGCCGCCGGTATGTCATTCCGTATTCCGGTGCGCGATGTAGCTCCTACGGTTGCGGAAACTCCTGAATTGGGAACCCCATCCGATACAGCTCTTGAGGTCTCGGATCTCGTGGTGGACGTAGTAAAATTTGCGGGCCAAAACCGCGTATCGATCGAGCTTTTGGAACGCTCTGACCCGTCATACCTTGACGAAGTCCTGCGTAATCTTGCAGCTCAGTACGCTCAGCAAACCGATCTATATGCTTTCACCGAGGGCATCGTAGGTTGTGGCGCATCAGGCGGAACCGGTTACGTTGCAGCAATCGCGGACGCAATCAGCGACTCTGCCGTTGTAATGCGTAAGGATCCAAACCGTCTATTAGTTGGCTCAACACAATACGCAAACATCCTTAAGGATGTCGACGATGTAGGCCGTCCACTATTTACCGCAACAGGCCCAACAACAAACGCAGCCGGCGCGATTTCACGATCAGCCGGTACCGTAATGGGTCTAGACCTTGTCAAGGATTACAACATTGGCGCGACCAATATCCTTGCTTACCCAAGCGATTACGCAGCATTTTACGAAAGCGGTACCGCTCAGGTTCGCGTCAACGTAATTGACACCATGACCGTCGAAATTGCCGTTTATGGTTTCGTTGCACTTGCTAACAAGTACCCGACAGCTATGCGAGCAATCACCGTCAGCTAGTCACCCCCCGTGATGGGGGACGTTTGGTCCTGATCGTCCCCCATC